TACTGATGTGGTATATGGTGATAAATAAGCATTCAAATTAGCTTCTTCTATCGCATTATTTAAATTATTACCAGTAGTTTCTTCCGTAATTTCAGATTGGTCTGATGCTGGTAATAGTTGAGGATCATTACAATCACATAATTCACAATCTGGATACGTTAAATTTGGTAATGGTAAATTTGTGAATAATTTATATAAATTTAAAAGTTGCACAATTGTATTTCTATAATCTTCATCACTTGGACAATTAACTCTAAATCCGATACCACGAACAAATCTACAAAGTAAAATGAACACTCCAAATATTATAGAATATATTAAAGCTATAATAGGACCAATTAACATTAATACAAAGGCTAAAACGTGTACTACAATTAATAAAACATATATTACTGGTTTAAATATCAACATCATTAATGTAAATAATAAAAACACAATATCAAATCTTAAAACTGCATCATTGGTTGGGAATTTATTGTTATCACTTTCACAACTTTCATCTAATATATTTTTAATCGAAATTGTTCTATTTGGTAAATAACCTGCTCTAAATTGGTCAATTAATTGTGATACCGTATACACTTTATTGTACGACATAAAATAGAATCTATCACGACAATCAATAGCTTCTTGTATCATAGCCAATCCTTCTGTTGTACCACTAAAACCATATTCATTCCAATCCAAACTAAAACTATATGAATTTTTAGCATATAAGTTTTGTAAATTAGACGCTGGATTAATAAGTGGGTCATTATTGTCATTAATCCACCCATATTCTTTTACATTTGGTACTAAAAAATAACCTCGTTTTAAAGTTTCAGCCAATTTTGGAGATTGATTCCATTTTATTTTAAATCTGTATTTTCCTTTTGTGGGAATTCCTTTTTTGGGGTCTTCAGATAAAACCCTTTCACCAAATTCATTTGTTATAACATAATCTAAATTCATTGGTACATCTAAAACCCAAGTACCATTATCATCTATTACTTGACCACCTTGTTCCAATTTATATTCTTCTAATACAGGTCTCCCCAAATCATCATTAAAAATTGTTTGTCTAATCGCCAATATTTCACCAGGTCCTGTTACTAAACTACATAATTCACCTTGTCTTGTTTTGGGTTTACAATTTCTTGATTGGAATTGAGTGTCGGTTGATGAAAATAAAGACCCCATAAAAATAGCTGTAGGGGTAATATTGATTGTTGCCTCAGCAGTTAAATCTATATCTGTTCTTGTAATACCAACAACACATAAATCTTCTTGACCCCATAAAGGTTCAACTTCTATTTTTCTGTTTATTGATATAATTTGTGGTAATTCATTAAGATTAGTAGATGACCTAAAAGATGTTCCAGCAACTTGTGCTTCCGTTGCTCTCCCCATTCTAATTAAATCTTGTGGTGATAATGAAAATTCTCCAATATCAGATAGGTCAACATCAAAATGTAATGTTTGTGTACCAACAGGAGCTCCAAAAATCATAAAATCTCCACTGTCATTAGTCCTAGCTGTATACTTATAGTACTTATCAAAAACCTCAATATATGTGGGATTTAATAAAACATCTTCTTTTTCAAAAAAAGTACCTGTTGGAATATGGGCACTATAAGATTTTACATAAGGTAATAGATTATATCTATATCCATCCTCATTTAAATCAGTTAATGATTTATATGGATATAATTCTGAAATTATTGGATTATCTTCGTCTTGTGATGTTAAAGGTATAAAAATAGATACTTTTACATTTGGTACCCCAAATCCATCATTTACAGTCACTCTACCAACAACAACTCCATAATCTGAACATTGTCTAGTATAAACTTCACTTTGTAAAAATTTTAGTGAAAGTATTTCTAAAAATTCGTAATCTTGTTCTAAATTAACTTGGACTGACTTATCAACACCAACTTGTGTTCTTATTCTATATGATTTGGACATTTAATATTTTTTTTGATAAATAGTTTATAAACCACTTTCAAAAATATAATACAACAAACAATAAAATAAATTATCAACTTATATTGATATTTGAGAAATTAAGAACTCTTACGGTAATGTCTTTTGTTGGAAATCTAACTTGATATATCTGTGTTGGGGTTGCAAAAATTGTATCTTGAATTAGTTTTATTTCTTTTGTTTCTGGGTCTAAATAACTTTGAGATGTTTCTGATGATGAATATTGTCCCCCAACCCTTCCAAAAACACGTAATTCAGAAATTGTAACAACACCATTTTCGGATTGAATTAATCTTTTTATCTCAGATAAATAAATATTTTGCCCCATTTCTCTTGAAAATGGATTTAAATATGTGCTAATAATATTTACGATATTTGTTATTAGTGTTCCTTGATTTTGTGAATTATCAAAAACTACAGACACTTCAAAAGCTAAATCAATTACACTACCATTTGTAACAACAACATAATCATTAATCATTCTATAATTTGATATATAATTGGCCACATTACTTTTCAATGTATTAGTTAATGTTTCAGATAATTTACCCGTATTATCGTAATTTAATAATTTTATAAGGATTTTATTATTTTCTTCTGTAATTTGAACTTTAGCCGGAGCACCAAATTGACTGGGCATAGTATTAATTAAAGAATAATAATCGTTAATAGTTACAGCTCTTTGTTGTGCCGCGAAATTATATGTTACATAATTTCTTACTTCTTCAATTGATGGTGGTGGTGCTCCACCTATTGCCGCAAATTCATTAGTACAACTAAGTGAATTTATAACATTAACATTTTCAGTTTGCAATGGTCCATTTACTGCAAAATCAACTGTACCTATCTGATTTATAACATTTACTCCAACATTACTAGTTAATCCCCCACCTACTCTATATTGAATAAATAGGGTACTATTCGCCTTCAATGTTGAACCCAAAGCGAAATTGTTAGAATAACGATACAAATCCAATTTATACCCATTTCTAGCGAATTCTCTCAATTGTTCATCCAATGATTGTGTACCTCCACCAAATGTTAATTTCATAAATCCCTCTGGTGTATATTCAGTTATAAATTTCGTATTAGTTGTCATATACTTACCAACTTTAATACCGGGTTGGTCAGATACTTTGGTTGGGTCTTCTACAAATACCCTATCCTCAACTAATGCCCTAACTTCATACCATCTGTTTTCATTGCCTAAAAATTCTTGAACTGATGGTACATTAGCATAAGAAGTACCATCTTTTAATAAAACTGATGTTACTCCTAAAACATTTTTTTCAGGTAAAAAAACTTCATAAAAAGGTCTAACATTATTTGGTGTTATTGTTTTTTTAAAAACTCTTGTTGAACCATTAATACACGGTTCTAATTTAATAATCGTATAATTTAATAAAGTACCAGACGAATCAAAATTTGGTATTTTAAGTCTATTCGATGTTCCATCCCCACCGATTGGTGATGCAAAATCAACATCATATAATGTTTCAAATATTTGACCAGCACCATTAAGTTGTGATCCTTTTCTCAAAATACCACAATACCTTAAATCTTCCTTATCCCCCAATACTGGGACTACAATAGAAAGTTTAACAACTGCCACAGATGGTCTTTGACCTGGAATTTTCAATCCGTAAGTTCTTGCTATGTTGTAAATTGAAGACCTCTGTTGTGCATATTGCAGAACAGTTTCTTGTATACTCCTATCAATATTAAATTGTAAATTATCACTAACCGCGGCATTTAAATCCAATAATGCTGAAAAAACAGAAGCATCATTAAAATTATCAATAACATCAGGATAATAAGTTTTAGTGAAACTTATCAATTCATTTCGTATAGATTGAAAATCTCTTGTTGTATAGGATATTTTTTTGTTTGCCATAGATTATATATTTATAATTATGAAATCACTTTGTTCAAAAACAGAATCGGTGATTATATAATCAATTTTTATTTTTGCGGTGTGTTCTAATTCACTTATATTATTAACTCTAAAAACTCTTTGGTCATTACTATCAACATAAAATCCTTTATCTTCTAGACCTTCTGATGCTGGCGCAATTGTAATTTTATTAATTATAAGATTTGGGATGTATTCAGATACTGAATCTCTTATTTCAGCTTCCAAATCAGAAAATGTAGGTCCATCTAAGGGTTCAAATATATATTCCAATAATCTAGTACCAAAATTAGGTAAGTAATAACGTGTTCCTTTTCTAGTTAATAACAAATGAATTAAATTACTTCTGATTTCTTCATCCGAAGTATCAGATAAATCAAAATATGTACCTGTAAAAGAATCCCTAAATGGGAAATTTATTCCATATGTTTTTCCATTAGCCATAATAATAAATATACAACCTAATATTTTTCAATAAATACCATAAAACAAAAAATCACGACATATTGTCGTGATTTATTATTTTAAGATGAACAACCAAAACATTCAAATGGAGAATCCGTTGGTTTACTAATAACCTCAACATGTGGTAATGTTGGTGTTACTTTTGGTTTATCTATTTTTGATATATCAACCGCTAAGTGTTTTGCACCAGTTGAAATTGCCTTAGTTCTTACATAATAACAAAGAGTTTTTAAACCTTTTTGCCAAGCATGAAAATGTGATGAAGTAATCTTAGATAAAGTTGGGTTACCCATATAGATATTCATTGATTGTGATTGGTCAATAAAAGGACCTCTATCAGCCACCATATCAATCAATTCTCTCTGTGATATTTCCCATATTGTTTTATACTTCTTTATCAAATGTTCAATCCTTTTAACTTTGAAGTTGTACTTCTTATCTTCAATATCTAAATAATTGTTGAAGTTAATATTTTGAATTGAACCCTCATTTAAGATAATTTCATTTTTCAAATCTTCACCCCAAATTCCAAGTTTCTCAAAATCAGCAATTAGATATTTGTTTACAATCATAATCTCACCACCTACTACTCTTCGATTAAAGATTGCTGAATGTGCTGGTTCGGTCATTTCATAAGAACCAGTTATCTTTGCAGAACTTGCAACTGGCATCTGTGCTGTAAATAATGAATTACATATACCATACTTCATAACATTTTCTTTCAAACCTTTCCAATCCCATCTTCCTGATAAATCAGATTCAGTTAATCCCCACATATCATATTGGAAAACACCTTGCGACATTGGTGAACCTTTGAAATATTCATACCTTTGGTATTCTTCATCGTGAGCCAATTTATTGCTCTCAGTAATTGCTGCAAAGTATATTGTTTCAAATATTTCTTTATTTAACTTTTTAGCCTCATCTGATGTAAACTCATAATCCATTAGATAGAATACATCAGCTAAACCTTGAGTTCCAATAGCAATTGCTCTTTGTTCTCTACCACCCTTTTCACCCTTACTTGTTGAATAATTGTTGATATCAACAACTTTGTTCAACGCTCTTACTACTTTTCTGGTTTCGTTATAAAGTCCCTCAAAATCAAATTGTGCATCGTGTACGAAGTTCTTTAATACCATTGAAGATAGGGTACAGATTGCTGTAGTTTTTTCATCAGTATATTGATAAATCTCATTACAAAGATTTGATTGTTTAATCACCCCAATGTTTTGATGATTTGTCTTTTTATTAGCACTATCTTTTGAACATAGATATGGAACACCAGTCTCAATTTGAGATTCAATAACTTTTGTCCACACGTCTTGAGCTTTAATTTTTTTACCCAATCCCATACGTATAGCCTCATTATAAACATTCTCATATTCATCACCATAAACATCTTGTAATGCGGGTAATCCAGCCTTTTTGATGTCATTAGGACAGAATAAATACCAATCACCATTTTCTCTTACGGCTCTCATAAAGTTATCAGGTATCCATAATGCCGTAAATAAATCTCTTGCTCTTAGTTCTTCAGCACCTGTGTTCTTTTTGATTTCCAATAAATCAATGATGTCTTTATGCCAAGGTTCAAGATAAATTGCTGCAGAGCCAGGTCTTCTACCTTGTTGATTAAAGAATCTTAATGACTCGTTAACAATCTTTAAATATTTTAACAATCCACCAGCAAAACCACCTGATGTAGATAATCTACTCTCCTTACTTCTAATATTAGACATACAAAGTCCAATACCTGCGGCATCAGCTGAATAAGTAGAAATATCAGTCATTGTGTTAAGTAATCCTTCTCTTGAATCCGCATCATTATAATGTAATACACAAGATGCCAATTGAGGTATCTTTGTACCAGAATTAATCATAATTGGTGTTGCTGGAGAAATAAGTTGGTTTGATAATGACTTGTAGTATTCTATAGCTTCTTCAAATGATTTTGTAACCCATAAAGCTACCCTCATATACATATGTTGGGGTCTTTCAATAGTTACACCTTTTGGTGTTTTAAGTAGATACATTTCATATAATGACCTCCAAGCAAAATAATCAAAGTTATAATCATTCTCGTGATTGATTATGTTATCAATATTAGACGCCCCATAACTTTCAATGGTTTTCATTAATGTCTCATTAACAATACCATCAACGTGTAAAGTGTGCATTGTATTTGAGAAACTTGGGTCAGTTTCTTTATGATATGATGATATAGCAACAGAGGAAGCCAATCTCGAATAATCGTGATGACTTCCAGTATATGATGCCGCAATTTCATAAATCAACTTATCAAGTTGTTTGGTTGAAATTACCCCCTCAGTTGGTACTGAGGTGATAACTTTAATGAATATTTGGTCAGAATTAACATTTAGGTTTTTACTTGCTCGTTTAATTCTTGTTTGTATTTTTGTGGGGTTAAATGATACCACCTCCCCATTTCTTTTTTTAATTCTTAATGACATAGTTATAAATTTAAAAATCGTCTGTAAATGAAATCGTTTCGTTCAATTTAGCTTTTTGATATTCCATTGTTCTTGATTCAAAGAAATTACCCTTTGTTTCAACCGCAATTTGTTCCATAAACTTGAATGGTTGTTCAACATTGAAATGTTTACTACATCCCATCTTTATTAGTAACCCATCGACTACAAATTCTAAATATTGCTTCATTAGATTTGAGTTCATTCCAATTAGAGAAACTGGTAAAGATTCTGTAATAAATTCCTTTTCAATTTCCAAAGCCGACAATAGAATTTCTTTAATTCTTTTTTCACTTGGTTTATTTTCAACATGATTGTTCAATAAATGAATTGCGAAATCACAATGTAAGTTTTCATCTTTAAAAATCAATGAATTTGCATTAGAAAGTCCTTGCATTACACCCCTTGATTTCAACCAAAAAATTGAACAAAATGAACCTGAGAAAAATATACCTTCAACAGCTGCAAAAGCAACCAATCTTTCTTGAAAAGAGGCCTTCTCAATCCAATCAAACGCCCATTTGGCTTTCTTTTGAACTGCGGGTAATCTATCAATAGCATTGAAACATTCGTCTTTTTCCTTTGGATTTGATATGTAAGTATCAATCAATAAAGAATACATTAAAGAATGGATATTTTCCATCATTAATTGAAATCCGTAAAAGAATTTTGCTTCAGGGTATTGTACTTCCCTATAAAAGTTCTCAGCCAAGTTCTCATTGACAATTCCATCAGATGCCGCGAAGAATGACAATATGTTCTTGATGAAATATTGTTCGTTCTCTGACAAGTTCTGCCACTCTCTGATGTCACCAGTCAAGTCAACCTCTTCTGCTGTCCAAAATGCCGCTTGGTGTTGTTTGTAGAATTCCCATATATCATTGTATTGAATGGGGAAAATCACAAAACGATTTGGATTCTCTGTTAATATTTTTTCTGTCATTAGTTATTTTGTTCTCTTTGTTTTCTTTTTTCTAATAAATCTTTAATTCTTTGTCTATTGTTTTCTTCTTTTTGTTCTTCGTGACCTAAGAATGTTACTGAAGATTCTGTATCAATTTCCAACATACTATTATCAAACTTACAATTCTCAAAGATAATACCATCATCCCCAATCCTTGATTTAGTAATAGCCATTGTAGCTAACTTCATTTCTTTTTGTTGAAGTGTTTTTGCTATAGATATAATTACGTGACCAACTTGTGCTTTCTTAATTGACCCACCCATTTGGTCTGTTGTTACAACCTCAGATGATATTGAACTTCTATTACCTTGTGTTGCAGTCCATCCAACCAAGTTAAGTTCGTGACACATTGCTTCAAATCCTCTCATTACTGAACCCTCTGATTTCCACTCATCACCCAAGTTTTTCTCAGGGACAACACAATCAATATAATCCAATAAAACCATATCCACTTTGATACCATCAGCAATCTTTTTTCTAATTAGATTTTTGATTTGAGTCATTGTCATAGTATCAGAAGGAAGCTTCTCCAAGACAAGTTGATTTGTCATTTTATTTTCAATTTCTCTTACCTTGGATATTACTTCATCCTTTTTATTAGACATATCATCAGGATGTATTTTTGTCCACAATGTAAAATGTTTTCTTTGAATAACCTTGGGATTATCCTCAAAAAATATTTGAAGCACATTATATCCCAAATTAAAAGCATGGTTGGCAATCTTGGTTAAGATAGTTGATTTACCTACACCAGTTGGGGCTAATATAACCCCAATTTCACCTTTTGCCAAACCACCTTTTAGAAGTCTATCAATTCCTGGTATTCCCATTGGAATTGGATGTCTATAGTCTTCATTTAATACATCATCCAAATTGGAAAATACATTCAATATTCCGCTTTCAACAATTCCGACTTGAAGGGCTTCACGTATCATTTCTTCAAGAGTATCGTAATTTTCAAACTCCCCGCCATCAATTACTTTTTGTGCTTTAGTGATTGCTTTTTGTAGTTCTTGTTGTTTGCAAAACTTTAATGCTTTTTCTTGAACAAACTCTCCACCAGATATTGGGGCTTCTTTAATTTTTCTGATTGTGTCAATAACAACTTTGGCAACATTTTCTTGTTGGAACTCTGATTTTGTTATTTGTTCTAAAGTGTCAAAAGATGGTACTCCATCCCATTTTTGACTATACTCTTTAATCATTTGGATAATGATTTTAAAGTACTTGTTATCAAAGTAAGTTGGTTCTATTACATCAACAATAGACCTCGAAAATTCTTTATCTAGTACAATTTGATTAATAAGTTGTATTTGAAATGAGCTTCCTAAATAATCGAAATTTTTGTTAGATGACATATGTTTGAATTGTTGTATGAATAAATAT